TCATTACATGGGTTATCTTGCCAACATGGCAACAAACGAAGTTTACCTTGATAGTGCAGATATCAGAAAAAATATTGTTTCAATAGCAAGAATGTTAGGTTACACACCTTCTTCTTCTAAATCACCAACAGCAATAGTTGACATAACAGTAAACAATGCTACAGGTACAACTTTAACTTTAGACAAGGGTACAATATTCAAAACTAAAATTGATGAAATCGGTTATCAGTTCGTAGTTAATAGTGATGTCACAATTACACCATCAAGTGGTGTTTATAAATTTAGTAATGTAAGTTTATATGAGGGTACTTTAGTAGAATACAAATATAGTGTTGACAATAATGATACAGACCAAAAATTTATAATTCCTAGTGATAAAGCAGACACATCAACTTTAAAAGTTATTATTCAAAACTCTTCACAAGATACTGCTAGAACAACTTACACATATTCAAAAGATTATGCTGATGTTGACGCAGATAGTGAAGTTTTCTTTTTACAAGAAACAGATACAGGCAGATTTCAAATATATTTTGGTGATGGCATTATCGGTAAAAAACCTATTGATGGCAACATTGTCATTTTACAATATGTTGTCACAAATGAAGTTAATGCTAATGGAGCAAGTGCATTTACATTAGAGGGTAATATAGGCGGTTTTACAAATGTTACCGTTTCAAGTAAATCAGCTGCTCAAGGTGGTTCACTAGCAGAAACAAATGATAGTATTAGATTTAATGCACCTTTCGATTATTCAAGACAAAACAGAGCAGTCACATCTACTGACTACGAAACACTAGTTAGAAATATTTACCCTAACACATTATCAGTTAGTTCATGGGGTGGAGAAGATGAAGAGACGCCAATTTATGGTGTAGTTAAAATTTCTATCAAACCACAATCTGGTTCAACTTTAACAAATGCAACTAAACAAACTATTATTACAAAACTAAAAGAATTCAATGTTGCTTCAGTTAGACCAGAAATTGTTGACCCGGAGATAACTTATATTATCTTATCTTCAAATGTAAATTACGATACTAAACTTACTGCTAAATCTAAAGAAACAATTGGTAGTGAAGTAATTACGACAATTCAAGATTACAACTTAAACACATTACAAAGATTTGATGGTGTTTTTAGATTTTCAAAACTATCTAGTTTAATTGATAATGTAGATAGTTCTATTGTATCAAACATATCTACTATTAAGATTAAAAAATTATTATCACCAACTATTGGTTCATCTACAAAATACGATTTATTCTTTAGAAATAAATTTTATCACCCACATGACGGACACCAATCATCAATGGGTGGTATTCTATCATCTTCAGGTTTTATTGTTGACGGAAATGCTAATGAAATGTTTTTAGATGAAGATGGTTCAGGAAATATTCGAAGATACTATATGGCTTCTGGTATTAAGCAAATTGTAAATCCAACTCAAGGTACAATTGACTACGATACTGGTCAAGTTTCGATTAACTCACTAACAATTTCTAGTGTATCAAATATCAGAGGTAGTGCTTCAACTAATATTGAAATAACTGTTGAACCGGATTCCAGAGATATTGTACCAGTAAGAAATCAAGTAATCGAGATTGACGAAAATGTTTTAAGCATTGTCGTTTCACCAGACACATTTGTAGGAGGTTCTGCTACGGCAGGAGTAGGATATACACCAGCTAGCAGTTATTAATGAATAATGGCAAAATTCAATGACAAACTATCATCACTAATAAGTTCTCAGCTACCTGAATTTGTCGTAGCTGACCACCCCAAGTTTGCTCAATTTTTAAAAACTTATTATCAATTTTTAGAAAGTGTCGAGTTAAAGGTTACAAGTGTTCAGACGACAGAGGGTATATTACTCGAAACTGAAACTAACCAAGAAAACTTATTATTACTAGACGCAGGTCGTAAAGGTGGTAACATCACACAGTTAGACGCTGGTGATAAAGTATTACAAGAAAGTTCAGTTTATGGTAAATTTACAACCGGTGAAACTGTACAAGGTCAAACATCAAATGCCAAAGCTGTTATCGTTGCTGAAGATTTAGCAAACGGCAGAATATTCATATCATCTCAAAACAAATTAGAAACTGGCGAAATGATTGTCGGTTTATCATCAAACGCAAGTGCTATTATAGGTTCTTACAAAGAGAATCCAGTTAAGAATATTTCAGACTTGGTTTCTTATAGAGACCCCGATACGGCTATTAGTTCTTTTCTAACAAACTTTAGAGATGAGTTTTTAGCAACCATACCAGAAAACTTAGCAACAGGCATTAATAAAAGAAGTTTAATTAAAAATATAAAATCACTTTACAGATTAAAAGGTACTGCTAAAGGTAATGAAATATTTTTTAGAATATTATTTGGTGAAAATTCAGAAACAATTTATCCTAGAGAAAATCTATTAAGAGTATCAGACGGTAAATTTGATAGTAGATTAATTTTAAGAGCAATTAATGATAGTGAAACTGATACTGTAAAATTAATTGGTAGAACAATCACAGGTCAAACATCCGAAGCAACTGCTATTGTTGAGAATGTGTTTAAGTATGCTTTTGGTGAATACAGTATTACAGAATTTACAATTAACGCAGAAACAACATCTGGAACATTTCAAATAGGTGAAAATGTCAGAGGTACGGAATCAGACGATACAGATACATTTATTAAAGCAACCGTCACAGGTATTCCTGGTAATAAAACAATTACAAATGATGGTGCATTAAATGAAGTAAACGATAAAATTGTATTAACAGGTGGTGGTATTGGTGGTAAATTTGTTACCAATCAAATTGGTTCTGGTAAGATTGATGAAACTATTATTGATGATGGTGGATTTGACTTTGAAATTGGTGATAAATTAGTCTATGACAATGACGGCACAGAGGGTGGCGGCGCTCAAGGTTTTGTATCTGTCGTAAATGGTGGTATTACTCCTGAAGAAGCTAATGTCACAGCAAGAACATTATTTCCTATAAACCCGACAGCAACAAGTGGTATAAAATTTTTAGATGGTCCTGTTATAGCATATGACCCTAAAACAATTCAAACAGGTTTTTCAGAAAGTAATTTTAGAGGTACTATTAATGATACAGATGACGGCACATCAAATGCTAATTTAAAAATAACTGGTTCATTATCAGGAGCTGAGGCGACTGTTAGATTTACACCTTTTGGAACACCAGACGGTTCAAAAATTAATACTGACCCCGACCATCTTGGCGAACAACTAATATTAGATTTTAATGAAAATGTACTTTACATAGATTACACCACACTAGACAAACAGTTTCAAAAAGGCGAAGTAATTACCATAAAACAAGGTGGCGAAACAAATACAATTGCCGTTTCGGTTACAGGCGTAAGTCCACATAGAAAATTTAATATTGATGGTGTTGACGCCAAAACATTAGATTTAAATGAAGGTGATACTTACATCTTTAATCATCCTACTTCACACCCATTAAGATTTTCAGAAACAGCTGACGGTACTCATGGCGGAGGTGTTCCTTACACAACCGGTGTCACAACTGCTTCAGGCGTCACAACATTTGTTGTACCTATCGGTGCTCCAACTTTATATTATTATTGTGCCTCACACGCAGGCATGGGTGGTCAAGCAAACACCATACCAAAAGAATTCACAGCAAGATTAAGAACAGATTTTGGTAGAGAACAAACAACAGGTCCAGAAGCTACTATTGCTGATAGAGATTCCGTTTATCAAATGTTAAGAAACACAAGTGATAGTATAGAAGAAAATGACCACCTTGTAGTAGAAGATGAAACAGGTGTTGATGATTTCTATTCAGGTGATAAAATAGTACAAGAAAGAAATACTGGTGTTGGTGATATAACCGACATCTTTACAATTAATCAAGGTAATGGTTATAAAAGATTGCCGAAAATTGGTTTTACCGAAACCTTAGCTGACGGCACAACTGTAAGTACCTCTTCAGGTAAAGATTTTAAATTAAAATGTTTTGGTAGTGAGATAGGAAGAATTGTAGAGATTTCTACGATTGAACATGGTATCAGATATGAACAGCCGCCATCTCCACCTACAATTGAATTCATTAATAATAGTATTGTTGTTAATGTTTCAGGTGTCTTCGGTGTGACTGAAACTATCACAGGTGCGACTTCAGGTTTTACAGGTAAAGTTGTAAGTTATGACGCAGACAGAGGTTTATTAAAATTAGAAAATGTGACAGGTGGTCCAGTTATTGGAGAAATAATTAACGGTGGATTATCAGGTGCTACAGGTAAATTATACATTACAGACCATGCAAGTGCTACCGTTTCTGTCACACCATCAACTGCTACAGACGGTGTTTATGTTAACCAAGACGGACATATATCGGAAGATACAATGTTGGTACAAGATAGTTTATTGTATCAAGATTATTCTTATATTATCAAAGTTGGTGAAAGTATTAATACATGGCGTGATAGTTTTAAAAAGACTATGCATAGTGCCGGTTTTTACTTCACAGGTCGAGTATCTATTGAAAACAGAATTAAGGGTGGATTAAGATTTCCTGTTAGAGGTATTGAAACAGGTCTTGAAGAAAGTCCATTATTTGGATTACTCAATACTATTTTCTCTACTATGTTTGGTAGAAGAATGGGAACAGATAGTGATGGTACAACATTAAATCCTAATCCTCTTGTAGATGTATCTGCTCAACCAGTAAGTTCTCCTAGTCCTGAACACTTTCCAACAAATACTAGAGAAACTACTGTAAGATTACAATTTAAGGTTACAGGTGTAGTATCAAGAATTAGAAGACAAGTTGCAGGTTTCAATGTCAAGCAAGGATTTGCATATTCTGGACCTAGGTGGGAAACATTAAACAGACTTCATAATAGTTCATTTATAGTTGGTTCTCCAGGATATCCTAATGCTTCAAATATTACATTTAAAACACTAGATGAGATATTGATACATTATACAAAATCAGGACTTGATGAGACTAAAGCGTTATTTAAGACGGTTTCTACGCCAAATGGTAAACTACTTAAATGTAATTTTGCAATACCGGCGCAGATATCTTTCTCTAAAGATTTGTATAGTACGGCATTAAAATCGTTTGATACAACAACAATGACATTTGATGACACAACGCCGTAAAACGGTTATAAATAGGTATAGATTTTAAGGAAAAAGAATGGCTAAACAAAGTATTAATAGAGGTTCAACTGCCAATGACGGCACAGGTGATAATATCCGTGCAGGTGCTGGTAAAGTTAACGACAATTTTGATGAGATATATACAGCAATTGGTGACGGTACTACACTTAACTCTGGTAACTTTTTAACAGATGTAAGTTCTAATACAGTTCAAAATAAGATTATATCAGGTTCAACGAATACTCTATCTAACATACCAAACTCGGCATTGGCGCATGATAATATATCATTAGGTGGTGTTTCTATTCAATTAGGAACAACAGACGCTACGCCAGCTTTAGACCTTACAGACGCAACAAATTATCCAAGTGCTTCACTTTCAGGTACAGTTGCAAACTCACAGTTAGCAAATAACACATTAGGTTTAATTGACAAAACAGCGACTTCAAGTAGTATTGCTCTAGGTGCTGATTTAACTTTAACTGGTGGTACTGCCGTATCAACAGCAGTATCAGGTTCAACTTATACGATTTCAGTTTCAGGTATTACAAATGGTCAATTAGCAAATAGTTCAATTCAGTTCGCAGATACTTCATCATCTACAAGTAATATCGCTTTAGGTGGTTCAATGCAATTTCTTGGTGGTTCAGGTATTACAACCGTTG